TGTTAATTGTGAAAAAATTCCAATTAGATTTGAAATAATGTAAACAATTAAACCTTTTTTGATTGCATCAACCAAGTAAAAAGACAAACCAAAAAACAATAATAAAATCATGTTTAAAGGTGGCAATTCTGAAGAAGTGCCGACAATATTTGAAATTATAGTTGGAAAGGTTGATGAATGAATTAAGATTAGTCCGATATATCCGAAAAAATCATTTTTTAAGTTTTTAAGCATTTTAGCTCCTTTCTATGATATTAATATAATCATTCTTTCATCATATGTCAAGACGGCAAGGCGAAAAAAATGCAATAAAAAACCCTTTAAAATCAAAGGGTTAGCAAAATAGTTATTAACGTGTTAAGTAAAAAAAGCCTTTAGAATCAAGGACTTAGCGGCGCGGGGGCCTGCAGTTTGGGCCCGCCAGGCCCACGATGTTCTCGTTTTGTTCTTCTGCTGGCGCGTTTTGCGAATGATTCTCATTCGCAACGCTTTTTAAATCTCTTTGATTGCTGTATAAATAAAGGCAAATGATGAAATGATTAAACTAGCAATTAACATTTCTTTTATATAAAATGGGTTAATTGACTCAGTATTATAAATTATTTCGGCAACGGGCAACATAGCCAAAGCAAATAGTATAATTGAAATTTTAGCGATTAATCTTAACATTTTTCTAACTCCTTAATTAATGTTTCTAAAGCAATATCTCTGCCTATAGTTTTATTATTATAGTCTATGCTATTCCATGTTGGACAATAATTAAACATATCTTCTTTCTGTAATGTAACCTTATCAAAAGCAGATAAAGATTTTTTATCATTTCTAGAAAATTTCCAATATCTTAATGGATCTGCTTTTCTATTATTTAATCTCAAGTCTTGCTCTTGTTTTGATATAGAAAGCCATAGTTTAATAAAAGTTATATCTTGGCTTGATTCCCAGGAATTAACCTTATTCATAAAATTAGAATATTGCCTTTGAGAACACCAAGCCATGACGGGCTGAAGCAATGCTCTTGAATAATGCGACCTATCATAAAAAACAATCTCACCTTTTTTAGGCATTAGTTTTGCCCATGACGGCAACCAGTTATCCATTTGTTTTTTAGTTGGCATGAATGACGGCACAACCTTATAAGTATATGGTGGTAGGTATTGTGTAAAATCTCGGATAGTGCCTGACTTACCTGCTCCATCTCTGCCCTCTAGCAAAACGGCAACCTTTAAACCTTGCTTATATATTAGCTCGGCTAGCTCATTAAGTTTAATTAAATTTTGTAATCTCTTATTCATATTAAGCAACCTTATTATATTTGTTAGGGTGTATAACAGAAATTCCAATCTGTCTTAATAGTGATCTAACTTCGTTATTGTCATCAAACATGACCTTGTTAGCTTTTTTAAATTGTTTTAGTGATAGAAAACTGTTTAGCTGTTTTCTTTTTAACTCGGCATCATTTTCCATATTGCCTTGAGGTCTGCCAATAACCTTGTCTGCAAGAATTCCATTTTCCATCATAAACTCATAATCTGCATAAGATAAGTTTCTTGCAGTATTGATTATAATATAGTCACCTTTTTTGTGTCTGCGTCTAATCTCTTGAGCTAGTGGTAAAATCTTATCTTGAAAGATTTTTTCAGGTGTATTATTCTCAAACCATTTAGCAAGATTAAGATTACCCTTTGAATCAGTAACTTGTCTATGTGATGAATCTATGACTGTTCCATCTAAATCGAATATTGTAACTTGTTTAATCATTTGTAACCTTTTTGTTTGTTTCTTATATTATATATATAAGGGTTATTGGTGTAATAGTCAATAGCAACAAGTGCTTTTTTTAAATTAATTTCTCCTTTGTTTTCAATAGGTTAGCAAAATAGTTGTTAACATGTTAAGTATCTTAAGTCCTTGTTTTTAAAGGGTTTTTTCGGCGGGGGCCTTTGACCAAATGTTGAGGGAAACCGAGATGTTCACGTTTTGTTCTCGCTGGCGCGTTTATAGAATGGGGAAGGAAAATAAAAAACCCATTCTATAAACTATAAGCTAATTAAACAAATTGGAGAGTTTCCTTTCAGCGGTAAATATTATTCTTCTAACCCTAGAGACATCTCTAGTTTTAAAGTGAGAAAATAATTCTTTTTCAAGAGTCCATATGTCTTTATCATTAAAATATCTTTCTCTAATAACTCTTTCTTCTAAAGGTGTAAGAGTAAGTAAGGCTTTTGTAATATATCTTGTTGCTAATTCTGACATTTTTATTTCTCCTTGTTATGCTATTATAATTGCATATATTAGTTTATAAGTCAACCCCTTATGTATAAAATAATTGATTTTTTTAGTTAATATGTTAAGTATCTCTCGTAGGTAGGGCGGTTATTAGGACTTGCAAAGCTTGCCGACCGGCGGGCACACCCACAGAGCCTCGACCTGGGAAAATTTGAAAAATTGCGAGAGAATCTTGACACCCCCTTTAGGGGAGAGTATAATATATAAATAACTACATCTTTGTAAAGAGAACATAATGACTAAAGAAAAATTTAAGTATGGTCCACTTGTATATAACTGTATAGGTGATGAAAATGAAGAGGGTAACTATTATTGGCCTGGACACCCTCCTGTAGCTTATGACGAATTAGGCGTGCCTGTAGACAAAGACGGTAGGCAATGTTTACCACTGGATTGTCCTTTTCATCCACACTATTTTTATACAGATACTATTACTTCTAAATATGGTATTAAGTTTCCCGCATCTTTTAAAGATTATGAAGAATGGCTAGATAAAAACTATATTGTTTTTGATGAGGCAGCTGTGAGACGTAACATAATAACAAAAATAATTACACAAGTCGTTGTAAAGACTGATGCAGCTAATGTTTATAAGATGGTACACCTTAATATAAGAGAAGTTGAAACTCACTATGGAAAATCTTTTACTAAAAAGAAAGTTGATTAGATGCCAACACGTAGAACACAAATTATTGATGCTCTTGTAGCAGATTTAGAAACTAATACAGATGTAGCAGCTGGAAACGTCTACAAGCGATTCAAGTACCTTGACGAGCTAAATGATTTTCCCTCCATCACATTTTTAGCTGGTGGAGAAGATCGTATTCACTATGGAGCAGGTGAAAAGTTTGGAAGAATGAATGTACAGATTAGAAACTATGTTTTTGCTGAAGATCAGCTAGACGCAGCCGAAGAGCTATCCAACAACGTTGAATTGTTAGTTATTGATAAGTTCGCAGGTGCACATCGTGATCTAGGAGTTCAGAGTGCTCAAGTAGTAGAGTTTCGAACTGATGAAGGGCTCTTTTCTCCTTATGGAATCGGAGACCAGACTGTAACAATCACATATGAGATAGAGTAATAGGATGGCAGACAAAGCAATACAACCGATAACAACAGTTGACGCACTTAATCGCAGTTTAGAGACACCACCCTTAGACCCTGTGATACTGGCTGTTGCGAATGACTATCTTAGTGGCAAATCAATCAGCATGTTAGCTGAAGAGTATGGCATTAGCGAAGATCGCGTTACCTCAGTAATAGAGAAAAAAGAGGTAAAGGCGTATATTGATTCAGTATTCGCTACGCAAGGATATCTCAATAGGGTCAAGCGTGTAGCACTAATCAATCGCGTGATAGACCAAAAGCTTGAAGAGGCTATGGAAACTGGCATCTATAGTAAAAAAGATTTACTAGACTGGATGAAGCATCTTCAAGATGTGGAAACTGCTCTTAAGCCTAAAAAAGATGGCCCAGCTGTTGCAGTCCAGATAAACAACTATGATCGATTAATGAAAGATTTAATGGATTAAAAAACATCTAAGAGAAAAATTTCGCGGCAAGCATGATGTGTCCGCGAGGGAGAGGTAAAAATGACGGCAAAAAACGATGCACCCTTAAAACATGTAGGCAGCTTTAGCGTTGACTTCGAACGTATCATATCATCACTGCCCTGGGACCAAAAAACTAAAGGTCCTAATAAGTATTGGGAAAACCATATGAAGTATGATGACATTGATATGACAGGTTGGGTTAAACGAATTGGTGATGCCATGTGTGATGCAGTTGGTGGCTTGATGTGGGATTTACAATACACACCACCAGGAAGCATTACACATCCTCACTCAGACAGCTGTAGCTTATTTGCTAAACGGATGTTTGAGTGGGAAAAGGTACAAGAGGGAATTATCGACGTTCATAAACGATATGTCCGATACTGGATACCGCTAAACGACAGAGCATTTGGACAATGGTTTGAGGCTGAAGGAGTTCGTACGTTATGTGATTGGCGTGCTGGAGACATTTTTATCAGCCCAGGAGCAGTTAGGCACACAACTGCTACTACAGGAGATGAGGGAAGATATTTAATGAAAATTGCTGCTGTTAGAAATTCCAACACGCTGGCAGGGCGTGATAGTTTTGAAACTTACGATTTAAGGAGCGTGCAATGACTAGATTAGGAGATACAAGACCGCTAGAGAAAGTTGCACAAGTTAAAGCAAACTTTCACCGATTTATAGAAGAACTGCCTTGGGATAATTATGGCACCAAAGAGTGGCGCGGTGATCATTGGATGGGTAGATACGAATATTACTATTATGACGTTGAGGGCGAGTTAAACGATATTGGCTGGGCTATTACTAACGCTCTAGGTGAGCGCGGTAAATGGACTTGGTGTATCATGAAAACTGTGCCAGGAAGTATCACTGGTCCTCACAACGATGCCTTTAGAGACACTGCCCGTGTGTTTAGAGAGCCATGGACAGATAAAGAAAGCGCACGTGATAAATATTTCCGTTTTTGGATTCCAATGGAAGATAGAAAGATGGGACATGTATTTGAGGTTGAGAATGGACCTTGCTTGACAGATTGGAAAGCTGGAGATGTATTTATTACACCTAGCACCCCTATTCATTGTTCAGCTACTTATGGCTCAGAACCTAGATACACATTTCTCATGAACGGTAAAAACGAATCAGATAATGCAGCTCTGCATGATTATGCTGAGCATGATCTTACACACGTTGGGAAGATTAAGTGAGTAAACAACCAAGAGATGACGGAAATGCTGCGATCCCTGTTCTAGGTCTGCGACCTGGAGGAGGACAAGCTATTGTCACTGGAACTTCTGCAGCTAGAAGTACTGCAATTGCTGGTTCAGTCCGTGTAATCACTCTATATAGTACGGTAGACTGTTTTATTGAAACAGGTGATAGTTCCGTAGAGGCAAACACTTCAACCTCACATTTTTTACCTGCGCAGATTCCATATGATATAAGTCTAGGCAGTGAAACTATTGCTGCCGACAATGATCGCTTTATATCGGCTATACTAGCCGCAGGTTCAGGGATACTATATGTAAGTGAGAGAGACTAATGGCTGTCACAAGACTTAGACTAGCTTTAAGTCTTTCAGCTATTAAGCGATTTATCGGAGACGAGTTGATCGTCGACCACATCCTTACACAAGCCTTTGATTTTATCACTGATCAGAATGGTAGACCGATTCTAGGTGAAAATACCGAGTTTGCTACTGGACGATTTTTTGCTGATGAGATACTATCAGGATTGCTAACTGAGGCAGGTGATTTTCTCTTTACACAAGACGAAAATATTCTTTCTGCACAAGCACTACTAACACTCGAAGATACTGGCGAAAACTTCTTATTAACTGAAGATAGGCGAATACTGATCTCAGAAAACGGTTTAAGTCTTCTTGTAGAGCAGAGCCAGCTTATTGGTCAGTCACTTGCAAATGAGGCAGACGGTTTATTAACTCAAGCTGGTGAGTCACTCATTGCACAAGATGAGAGACAGATACTTGCTGAACAGTCTGAATTTGCAACACAACCTGCACCTGACACTGGTGAAGACTTCTTAAGCACTCAAGATGCTCGAACACTGTTAACTCAGGCTGGAATCAAAATTCTCACAGAGCAGAGTGATTTAATAGGGCAATCACTACCTGCTGACGGATTAACCACTCAAGATGGCATATCTCTATTTACTCAAGACGGCCTGGAGATACTCGCTGAACAGTCTGAATTTACAGGCCTAAACGTTAAAGGCGACATTCTACTAACTCAAGATGGAAACATATTAACAGCTGAGAATAATGATTATTTAAATGCTCAGAGTTCTAGGTTTGTCTAGTAAATAGTTAAGATTAAAAAAAACACTTTTGACATTGACGTGCAAAAATGCAACAATACAGCATAGTATATTTAAGACTAGGGAGATATAAAAATGGCAAACGTAAAAATTACCGAACTAACCGAACTTGCTGCCATTGACGTGGCAGACAATGACGTTGTGCCTATTGTTGATGTCGGAGGCGACACAACCAAAAAAATTACAATTGAAAGTTTAAAAAGCGCTACAGCAGCTGCAAATGATTTTGTCACGTTCATACGATTAAATGCTAATATTAACGTTGTCCAAGACAATGTAGCTTCTCTTAGTACAGAAGATACCGCGCTACAATCTCGACTAACCACTAACGTTACAGCCTTTACTAACGAAGATACGGCCTTACAGGCTCGTATAGACGCTAATGCCCTAGTAGCTGCCTCTAACGACTTTATTACGTTTACACAATTAAACGCTAATATTAACCTAGTTCAAGACAATGTAGCTTCTCTTAGTACAGAAAATACAGCGTTACAAGCTCGACTAGACACTAACGTTACAGCTTTTACTAACGAAGACACCGCACTACAGGCTCGTATAGACGCTAATGCCCTAGTAGCTGCCTCTAACGACTTTATTACTTTTACACAGTTAAATGCTAATATTAACGTTGTACAAGATAATGTAGCCTCAATCGATGCGAACGTTGCCTCTATTGTTGATACTGGTGGACACACAGTTACTTTTTCTGCAAATGTAATTCCTTCAGCTGACGGTGTATATGATTTAGGCTCTGCTACTAATAAGTGGAAAGACCTTTATCTAACAGGATCATCAATCAAACTTGGCGGAATTACTATATCTTCGTTAGGTGATGAAGGTATAACTATTACAGGTACTTCTGGTGAACAGGCTAATGTTGTTACTCCTCAACTTGGGGGTGCTGCTAACGTATCAGCCAACATAGCTACTCTAGAAGCGAATGTTGCTGCTACTGATACTCGTTTAGGCGCAAACATTACTCTTCTCACTAACGAAGACACCGCGCTACAAGCTCGTATAGGCGCTAACGCCCTAGTAGCTGCCGCTAACGACTTTATTACTTTTACACAGTTAAACGCTAATATTAACGTTGTACAAGATAATGTAGCCTCACTTACCTCAACTTCTGCTACTGAAGATACTGCACTACAAAGTAGGCTAACAACTAACGTTACAGCCTTTACTAATGAAGATACCGCACTACAGGCTCGACTAGCTACTAATGTTACAGCTTTTACTAACGAAGATACTGCACTGCAGGCTCGTATAGATGCCAACGCTCTAGTCGCAGCTTCAAACGACTTTATTACGTTTACTCGACTTAACTCTAATGTAAATGTAGTACAAGATAATGTCGCACAAAATGTTACTGATATCACTGCTTTAGAAGCTAGACGTGTAGCTAATATCGCAGGCGCCGTCTCATCAATTACTACATCAGATTTAACTGCGTCAAGAGCCCTAGTCTCTGATGGTTCTGGTAAAGTTGATGTAAGTGCCGTTACAGCTACAGAGCTAGGATATCTTGATGGAGTTTCTGGAGCTATTCAAACGCAGCTAGATGCAAAAGCTGCATTAGCAGGAGCAACATTTACGGGTCAAGTTAATATGAGTGATGATTTAGTAGTCACAGGTAATTTGATAGTTAATGGAGATACCACTACTGCAAACTCAGTAAACCTAGTTGTAGAAGACAGAATAATTATGTTAGCCAATTCAGTCACAGGCGCTCCTAGTGCTGATGTTGGTCTATTATTTAATCGCGGAAATCAAGGTAATGCGGCACTATTTTATGATGAGTCCGCTACTACATTTAAGTTAAGTGACACACAAGATCCTGCTTCAAATACCGCTTTATCACCTGTGAGTGCCTCTAATCTAGATGTAGGAATTTTGACTGCAGTTACTGTCACACAAAACGGCGCTACACTAGATGAACTAATTTCTTCTAATGTAGACGGAGCTATTTCATCTGTAAATGATACTAATTTAACTGCCTCAAGAGCACTAGCTTCGGATGTCTCAGGTAAAATAGTTGTATCAGACGTAACTTCAACAGAACTTGGTTATCTAGACGGTGTTACAAGCGCAATACAAACTCAATTAAACGCAAAACAGGCAACTATAACTGGAGCAGCTACTACTATAGATGATACTGACTTAACTGCGTCAAGAGCACTAGCTTCAGACGGGTCAGGTAAAGTTGCTGTTAGCGCAGTTACTTCGACAGAACTTGGTTATCTAGACGGTGTTACAAGCGCTATTCAAACTCAGCTTGATTCTAAATCTTCGACATCAAACGCTGCTGCTTTAGCTGCGGGTATCGCAAGCGTAGGTGTAGCAGACGGCTCCATCACAACCGCAAAACTTGCCGCTGACGCAGTAACAGGTGCTAAAATTGCTGATGACGCAATTGACTCTGAACACTATACAGATGGATCGATAGATAGAGTTCACCTTGCTGCTGATATTATTGATGGCACAAAAATTGCTGATGATGTTTTAAATTCTGAACATTATGTTGCAGGTTCTATTGATGCTGAACATATAGCCAGTAGTGCAGTGACAACTGCAAAAATAAATGATAATGCAGTTACTGTAGGAAAATTAGCTGCTACACTAGATCTTGGGGTTCTTTCATAAGAGAGCTTTGATAAAGTAAAATATTTTACTTTATAAACTGGAAGCGCCTTGTAACTTACAAAATTAATTTGACAGACTCAGTAGTAAAGATTATAGTAAAAGGAAAGTAAATGACAACAAAAATTAGCGCTCGAGTTGGTGGCTTAGGCATAGATGCTAGAGACAAATTTGAAGTACAGGCTAATGCAACTGTAACAGTTGGTAACGGTACAACTACAGGTAATATAATTGTAGGTACTATTACTGCTGGAACTTTTAATGGTATCAGTTCGAATGCAATTACTGATTCAGATACAGTAGTCTCTATTAATGATCCTGCGATTACATTAGCCTCAAATGGTACTGACAGAATTGTTGTTGATAGTACTCAAGGTGTAGAGGTACAAGTTACTGGCGATTTATCCGTCACAGGAACATTTGATTTAGGATCACTTTAAGGAGTAAAAAATGGCTACACAGCTACAATTTAGAAGAGGTACAACAGCTCAAAATAACAGTTACACAGGTCTTGTTGGTGAAATCTCTATTGATACAGATACTAAAAATATTCGCATACATGATGGATCTAATGCTGGAGGTGCTGAGCTTATACCTGCAGGTACTATTGTTGCGTATGGCTCTACTACACTCCCATCAAACGCAGGTTGGTTAAAATGTGACGACACAGCAGTAAGTAGAACTACTTATGCTAG